ACGCCACAGGGGGAAGAAGCCTACCCGTTGATGTTTGCAGCGGATTTCCCGCATGGGCATCCACTGGATGATGGCCAGGGGGAAAATGGATTGAATGGATTTGCGGATGCCATGTTCATCAATACCGGATCGACCGAGACGCCGCCGCCGTGTTCGGAGATTCGGTTATATCATAGAGGCAAACCACGCCAGAATGATACAGAAGTCAATATCATGAATTTTCACCATTCATCGTAGGAGGGCCAATGTTTAATAAATTGCAGTTGGGGACACAGCCGGCCTCGTTTTTAACAAAGACCAAATTAAATAGTTCTGCCGCCCTGGTGTTGTTAAAAATGATGTATCACGTGAATCGACTTAATATTCTTGCCGGCACTCCGGACACGATTGCCGCCAAAGCCGGGATGACGCTGTGGGATTTTACGATAGGAATCCGGATCCTCAAACGCCAGGGGATTATCCGGAAGTATACCAAAAAGGAATATATGCTGAATCCGGACGTTATGTTTAACGGGAATGACAAACAGTATTTTATTGTCAAGCATATGTGGGAAACCCAGGCCAAACGGGGATTACGGACATGAGTAAATATATTAATCCTGAATGCGATACCTCGTTATCCCGGACGGCATCGGCGTTGATGCTCCCGTTGATGTTATTCTCGAATAAGCAGAATGAAATTGATAAAGCCTGCTTTACGAAACAGGTCAACTGGATTCGTGATTACCGGACCTGGAAGAAATATTGGACGGAACTGGAACGGCATGAGGTGGTGGTTCAGATCGATAAGAAAACGTGGATGGTGTCCCCGCATACGTGCTATACCGAGGGGATCTCCCATACCACGCTTATTCACAAATGGAACGAGGTGAAGAATGCAATTAAGTAATCTACGTGATACGGAAACCGCGATAGAAACAACGGATCATTTAACCAAGGAAATGCTGGTTGGTGCCGTGCCGGATAAACGGTTTCGAAAACATATTACGGATGACGTGGTGGCGATTATTAATTCAGAACCGGATTCTGAATTACGCCGGGTTTTCCGTGATAATGCCTTGTCCTATTCGGCGGTCTTATCAACGGGAAAGCATTCCCTCGCCACGTATATTAATGCCATTAAATTCGTCTCCTTGCGATTAATGGGCGATAAGGCATCTACGGCCTATAGTAAAGTATTTCCTGATCGGTACCAGAATCTGATTGAGAAAGGCGCCTCCGCCTCCTATATCGCCAGCTTTGCGGATAATTATAGTAAAACCTCGATTATCACGAAGATCATGGAACGCACGATGGTGCCGACCCATATTCTGAATGCCGGCGTCTACCAGGAAGCAATTAATACGCAGGCTGATTTAATGCGCACGGCCAAGTCTGAACTGGTACGACAGAAAGCCGCAGAAAGCTTAATCAATAATTTAGCGGCCCCAACAGCGGCGAAAGTCGAAATTGACATCGGCTATAGTCATGATGTGATCGATGAATTACGGACTACGACCCGAGCCTTGGCTCAACAGCAGTTAAAAATGATTGTCAACGGTCAGTCCAGTGCGAAGGAAATCGCGCAGAGTGAGATTATTGCGAAACCGGTTGAAACGACATATGAGGTCATGGATGAGACACACCGTGAATCAGATTCGTGAACTGCTGCCACATCGTTATCCGTTTCTGATGGTTGATCGCATTCTCAGCATCACAGTTGAGAACATTATCGCCATCAAGAACGTGACGCATAATGAACCCTATTTTCAAGGGCATTGGCCGGAGAATCCGGTCATGCCCGGGGTGCTGATTCTTGAAGCCTTGTTCCAGACAGGAGGATTATTTCTGGGACATCGTGATGATCAGGATCTGACCTATATTACAACCGTGGATAAAGTGAAATTCCGGACACCTGTTGTGCCCGGGGATCAATTAACCTTAAAGGTCTCATTGGTATCTACCATCGGCATGGCTGTGCGATTCCAGGGAACCGCGCAGGTTGAACAGACCGTTGTGGCGGAAGCCACCTGGATGTCCATGACGACCAAACATGATGATGAAGGAATGATCATTTATGCTAGTGAAAAAATCAGTTGATGAATGGTTGAATACCATTGATTATAACGATGATCCCACCTATGTACCCAGTGAATTTGCCCTGGAGTTTATTTCCTTTATTAAATTAATCAATGGAGAAAAAGGCGAAGAGAACCAGACGCCCATTATTCATTATAAAATGCTGGATAAAATTGCCGGGAAGAATCAGAACACCGCCAATATGTGTGCCCGGGGACTGGCAAAGACAACGATTTTTGCCGAATACTTATTCTTGTATCTCGCAGTTTATGGGTCGATTCCGAATTTTGGTCAGGTCGACTATGCCTTGTACTTGTCAGATAGTATTGAAAACGGGGTCAAGAAAATGCGGCTGCGGATTGAACGGCGCTGCGAGAATAGCGAGTTTCTCCAACGGTATATCAAGGAATCCCGGTTCACGGATATCCGGTGGTATTTTCAAAATGCGGATGGGAAGGAATTCGTGGTGACCGGGCATGGAGCGAAAACCGGGGTACGGGGAACGGTTGAATTAAATACGAGACCGCAATTAGCTGTACTGGATGACTTATTAGGGGATGAAGATGCCCGATCAGCGACTATTATTGAAAATGTCGAGAATACGGTCTATTCGGCGATTGATTATGCCTTACATCCTAATAAGCGAAAAGTCATTTGGTCCGGGACTCCATTTAATGCAAAAGATCCGCTGTATAAAGCGATTGAATCAGGTGTCTGGTATGTCAATGTCTACCCGGTCTGTGAACGATTCCCCTGTTCGAAAGAGGAATTTCGTGGAGCCTGGGAGGATCGATTTAGTTATGAGTATGTCAATAATCAATATCTCAAGGCCAAAGGTGCTGGGCAACTCGATTCCTTTAATCAGGAACTCATGCTTCGTATTACCTCAGCAGAAGATCGACTGATTAGTGATTCTGATCTGGTCTGGTATAAACGAACGACAGTGCTGAAAAATCGGGGAGCCTATAATTTTTACATTACGACAGATTTTGCCACCTCGGATCGAGAGCATGCGGATTTTAGTGTGATTAATGTCTGGGCGCTGAATAATAACGGGGATTGGCTATGGGTCGATGGAATCTGCAAACGAGCATTGATGAACGATACGATCGATCAGCTGTTTCGTTTAGTTCAGGAGTATCGTCCACAGGAAGTGGGAATTGAAGTAACGGGGCAACAAGGAGGTTTTATCAGCTGGATCCAGAATGAAATGGGACACCGGAATAACTATTTTACATTGTCAAAAGGCAAAAATAGTACTACAATAGGCATTAGACCAACAAAAGATAAAATGAGTCGATTTCAGCAAAATGCGATTCCCTTGTTTAAATCGCATAAAATCTGGTTACCGGAGGAATTAAAAGATAGCCCAGAATTAGAGGAATTGCTTTTTGAGTTATCTTTAGCTACGTTAAAAGGGTTTAAAAGCAAACATGATGATCAGATTGACACAATTACCATGTTAGCTGAATTAAATGCTTGGAAACCAAGTGAAGTGTCAATACAGGAAGAAGACGTTGAAGACCTTGACCGATCCTTAATGTGGAAAGATGAGACGAAACGTGTTGGAGATAGTTCATATTTTGTTTAGCCACGCCGCACCTCGAGTACTTGTGTGTGCCTCCAGGACGGGCGGGACTTCGGCTCCCCCGCTCGTCCGCCCTCCCCAATAGGTACATATGGCGAAACCAAAAAAACATAAAGGATCAAAAGGTAATAAAGCGAAAAAGAAAAAGAATAAAATGAAACGAACGATTAATAAATCAAAAGATCCCACGTCTATGTGGAAACTAGCCTAGTGAGACACATATGAAAGCTTCTGAATATATTGATTATTTAATTACTGGAGAATGTAGTAAATTAGCGATTGCGGATGTCGGGGATATGAGTGCTAATCCCAGTCCTGCCCCATCAGCTCTTCAAGTCATTAATCAAAATAAATTCCTGAATTATGTGAATCTAGCGAATTTAGCATTGCATAAACGCTTTCATCTTGTGAAGAAAATGTATGAGATGGATAATCCGCTTGATGCAGAAGAATATACCCTGCCATCAGATTTTCTTGTTCCTATTCATGCGTATTACACCTCGGATTTTGTACAGGTGGCGATTAAAGATGATTCAGTCAAATTAGTCCAGGATGTGGATCAACATGTCTCTATTCTGATTAATGAGCCATTTAAAGCTGTAATTAAGGGGACAGATGCTGAAACACCTCAACGGAAACAGATTCTGTTAAAATATGCTGCTGCTCCGAAAAAAGCAAAAACAACCTATGCAGATTTAAAAATTAGTGAAGTGTATACCGAAGCGTTATTAAACTACGCGGGATATAAAGCCCATAGTGCTATTAGCGGAGATATGAAAGATGAAAATAACACGTATTACATGCGATATGAGTCGAGTTGTAAACAACTTATTAATTCTGGCATGTGGGGAAATAACGAAATTGAAGTAAATACGAAATTAACAGATAATGGATTTGTGTAAATTTATTGACTTGTTTCTATATTTACCGTATCCTTAATATTGCAACCAATGCCAATGCTGAGAACAACCTCCTTAGGAGTTAATAATGGCATACTACGATACGATCAATCTCGTTGCTCGAGATACCAAGCCAGAAATCAACCTCATCATCAAAGATTCCAGTACTGCTGCAGCTGGTGTAACCCTCGATCCTGACGATTCCTCTACCTGGGCCCTTGTTGATATTACCAATCCTACAATTCGTGTGAAATTCCGGGCATTAGGGTCATCAACTATTTTAGATACCATGACCTGTGTCAAGGTTGCTCCACTTGCGAATGGAACCTGTTACATGCCGTGGAATGCGGATACATTGGATGTCTCGGCTGGAACGTATGAAGGGGAAATTGAACTGACGTATACCAGCGGAGAGATCTGGACCATATTTGACCGGTTGAAATTTAAAGTAAGGGCTGACTTTTAATGGGTGGCGCAGTTGTTGTTAGTTATACGAATGCCAATGCTGTAATTTCATTAGATTATAATAGCAAGAATCAAAAATTTCGAGATGATACAGCCACAGCAACAGATGCTAAAGCACTAACCTATGCTCTGAATATTATTAATGCTGTTTATGCTTCTGATTTACGATGGCCTGACTATAGCGGATGTTTAAATGGTGCCCCATTCAATATACATGCAATTTTACTGGACGGATCCTTACAACCTAAAACACATGAAGATGTGACAATCACCGTAACTTAGGATGGAGACAATCATGAGTTTTCACGATACCGTAGCTTTGAAGGGCAAATTAACCATTTCACTGAATGGTACCGTTGTTCAGGAAACGGATAATCTTGTAGTGACTGCTGGGAAAAACTGGATTGCCCAAAGAATGCAGGGCACTTCACTTGGTGTTATGACGCATATGGCCGTTGGAACAGGCACGACAGCAGCGGCTGTTGGAAATACTGCCTTGGTTACAGAAGTATCCCGAGTAGCATTAACAACATCTGGAGGTGTGGTAGCTGCTGCCGTTATTACCTTTACAACCACATACGCGGCAGGCGTTGCTACAGCGGCATTAACAGAAGCCGGTATCTTTAATGCGGCATCAGGAGGGACGATGTTAGCACGAACGGTCTTTTCCGTTATTAATAAAGCAGCAGCTGATTCGATGACCATTAGCTGGGATGTAACGATTTCGTAAGGAGATTACTGTGGCTGTTAAATATTCGAATAACGCAACGACAACATTACCAGGAGCCATTACTGATTCAGCTACATCTATTACAGTAACGGATGGTTCCACGTTTCCGGCTATATCCAGTCCAGATTATGCATATTTAACATTAGCGAGTGCAACCGCTACTGAAGTTGTAAAATGTACGAATAGAACAGGGAATGTCTTAACTGTCCTTCGTGCACAGGAAGGGACAACTGCATCAGCCTTTACAACTGATGATCGGGTTGAACTTCGATTAACGTCAGCTATGTTAACGGATGTTCTGGCAGAAACCGTTGCTAATGCTACAACAAGTGCAACGAATGCGGCAGCTAGTGCAACAAGTGCCGCTGCAAGTTATGATGCTTTTGATGATCGATGGTTGGGTACCAAGTCTTCCAATCCAACATTAGATAATGACGGGAATGCGTTACAAGATGGAGCGGCATATTTTAATACCACCAATAATGTTTTGATGGTTTACGATTTGGGTGGTACAACATGGAATAGAACAACTCCAACTGCAACAGATCAAGCACACGTGAATACGGTTTCAGGTATTGCAGCCAATGTAACGACAGTAGCGGGTGTCAGTGCGAATGTGACAACAGTAGCAGGAATCGCGGCTAATGTTACAAGTGTAGCAGGAATAGCTGCTAATGTTACAGCTGTGGCAGGAGATGCTGCAGATATTGGAGCTGTTGCAGGTAAAGCAACTGAAATAGGTCTATTAGGCACGGCAGATGCCGTAGCAGATATGGCAATTCTTGGTACTGCAGCTGTTGTAGCAGATCTGGCTATACTCGGTACGGCGGATGTTGTTACAGATATGAATGTTCTTGCAACAGCAGATGTCGTTACAGATTTAAATACTTTAGGAACAGCTGATGTCGTAACTGATATGAATGTTTTGGGAACAGCAGCAAATGTAACAGCCATGGGATTACTTGGTAATGCGACTACTGTTGCCAATATGGGATTACTCGGAACGGCTGATGCTGTTGCCGATATGAATACATTAGCAACGACTGATATTGTTGCGGACTTAAATCAATTAGCTACGTCAGATTTTGTCACGGATCTAAATGTTTTAGCTACTGCGGATGTGGTTGCTGATATGAATACACTCGGAACAGCCGGTAATGTCACGAATATGAATACGGTAGCCGGTTCGATTGCAGATGTGAATCGATATGCGGAAGAATATACCATTGCAGCATCAGCTCCTGGATCCCCTTCGGAAGGGGATTTATGGTATGACTCCAGTAATAATGTATTAAAAGTCCATAATGGGTCAGCGTTTGTTGCCGTAACTTCTGCCACAGCAGGTATTACAGATGTCGTGGATGATACTACTCCGCAATTAGGTGGTAATCTTGATATGAATGGTAATAATGTTGGTGGAGTTACGCCAACAGAAATGGGGTATGTTTCTGGAGTGACATCAGCGATCCAGACTCAATTAAATGCGAAACAAGCCACGATTACAGGATCTGCAACCACAATTGATACGGAAAGTTTAACAGCCAGTAGAGCTGTTATTTCAAATGGGTCACAAAAAATTGCGGTATCAGCCGTTACTGATACTGAGTTAGGCTATGTATCAGGCGTAACATCAGCTATTCAAACTCAATTAAATGCTAAACAAGCGACAATTACTGGATCAGCGACAACTATTGATACAGAAGATCTTACGGCTAGTCGAGCAGTTATTTCGAATGGATCGCAAAAGATTGCCGTATCAGCTGTTACCGATACCGAATTAGGGTATCTCTCAGGAGTCACCTCAGCTGTTCAAACTCAATTAGGGACAAAGCAAACAGCATTGACTTCTGTTGATATGAATGGAACAGAACTTATTCTTGATGAAGATGCTGATACAAGTATTCATGCATCATCAGATGATCAAATTGATATCAAACTGGCTGGTGCTGATGACTTCCAGTTTACCGCCAATACGTTTACGGTACTTTCTGGGTCCACGCTAACCATTGCGAGTGGAGCGACGATTGCAAACTCAGGAACAGCAACAAATTTTGATGATGGCACAGCAGCAGCAATGGCCCTTGCTTTGGGAGGATAAAACATGGCAAATGCATTTAAGAATGCGTCATTGGCACTGACGACAAGCTTAGTAGATATTTACGAAGTGCCATCTGGAAAGACAGCAGTGATTCATGCGGTCTTCTTTGCGAATATTCATGCAAGTAATGCGGTCACTGTGGACTTGTTATTACGACAAGCCTCGGCTGCTCCAGGGAGTTCGGCAGTGACCACCTACATTGTCAAGACTGTCGATTTACCGAATAAGAGTACACTGGTGCTGGATAAGCCGATTAACATGATCGCAGGCGACCAGCTTGAGGCTCTCTGTTCAGCGAATAGTTCGGCTGATTGTTCCATCTCAATCTTGG